GACTTCGCCGTCCGTCACGTTGAGTCGTTCGCCGAGTGCAACGAAATTATCACCACCTGATAATTTGCACTGAAACAGCTAATGCTTGATTTAGCTGCATTGAAGGACCGTCATCGAGGGCAGCGTTGCGTTGTCCTCGGTGGCGGTCCCACCTTGATCGGTGATATCAAAGTTATCCGACCGAGGTTTCAATCGACGGGAGTATGGATCGGAGTGAATCAACACACGCTCCTGCTCCCGCTCGATTACATTGTTTTTCAAGATCGGGAGCTATATCCGATCCTTGTCGGCCACGCGCCCATCATTACGCATCATCGAGACTGTGCTGACATTTGGTCGGGAATCTGTCCTGACTTCGGGTTCTCTGGCGGCACTGCGGTATGGATTGCCGACTGGATGGGATTCGACGAGATCGTAATTTGCGGTTGCGATGATTACATGAGCGACCGAAGATACTGGCACAGCAAGATCGGGGATCGAGGACTCGAGCAAGGTATTACGCAAGCGAGCGTCTGGACTCGAGTTTATGATCGATTGCAGCGACCGGATCGAGTGCGAGCAGTTTCTGGAAACGTCACAAAGGTATTCGGAACTTATGAAAGTTGAGATGAAGCGATCCCGACTCTACGGCGGTCAAACGCTCGAGGTCGGACGGGTTGCCGAGGTCGATGACGCCTTCGGCAAATGGCTTTTATCTAAAGGCTACGCAGTACCGTATGGCCTAAAGTTCGAGATTCCTAACGTGCGCGAAATGGTGAAACGTGGACGCCCGAAAAAAGGAAGTTGAGCACTACGTCCAAGCCTATCGTGACCCCTCCTATCGAATGGGCGACGGTCGGCTTCGGGCGATGACCGATATCCTCAAGAGATATCAGGGATCGTTCCTCGATGTAAGCACGGGGCGCGGCGAATTGATGCGGGTTGCTCAGACCTTTGGATTTCGTCCAGTATACGGCACGGAGGCGGTTCCAGAGCTGTGCAATGATCGGGTGCTTAACGCCACCATCGACGAGCTGCCATTCCCTGATAAGAGCTTTGACGTCGTTTCCTGCATTGATGTCATCGAGCATATCCTCAAGCCCGATATCCCGATTGGCCTACGAGAACTTGAGCGCGTAACGAAAGGCACATTGCTAATCGCTGCGGCTGACTTCCCTGATTATCGTAACGGCGTCAATCTGCACCCATCTGCTCGACCCTATCGAGAGTGGGATGCTTTGTTCCGTGAAGTATTTACCGGCAACGTCGAGATCGTAGGCATTACGAGTACGAGTCAAGTCTGGAGTGTTACCTATGACCGTTGAGAGCGCATCCGATATTCTTGCGATGTTCTCCGACGCAGCGGTGACGTTCACATATAAAAGCCGAGGCACGCGCTATGTCATGCGCGGGATTTTCGATAACGACTATCTCGATGTCGATATCGACGAGGCTGATTACGCAAGCTCGCAGCCTCGAATCATGCTCCCGACCTCGGTGCTCCCGTGCGAGCCAGCGGCAGGCGATAGGGTGTACTACGACGGCGAGGTATATATCGTGCGGAACTTTGAAGATGATGGAACCGGCGTAACGGTTCTCGTTCTCGAAGTGACCACCGACCTCGATGCGCCATGACATTTGAAAGTGCATTTGATCGTCGCGCAATGGTCTCGGCCTCGGACTGGGGCACGAAGGCGATCTATAAGGCGAGCGGTACGCGCTATACGATTACGGGCATTTTGGATAAACCCTATCGGGGCGTGAATGTTACCGATGCGGAGTTTGCGAGCAACACGCCAATCTTTACGATCCCGACCGCATCGCTTCCCTGTAAGCCTGCGGTGGGCGATTACTTGTTGCTTGATAAACAATCTTACAAGGTTCGGAATTTTCGAGCCGACGGGACAGGGATTACCGTACTGCATCTCGAATACTTAACGGAACTCGAGATCGCGACGGTTAACAACCTACTGACCGAAGCCGGTGGCAATATGCTGCTCGAGGACGGCGGCTTTATCTTGCTCGAATTGAGGAACGCTTAATGGCTCACGCACGAACACAAATTCGAGACGCTGTTGTAACGATCCTTGAGAACGCGACGGTTGCAGATACGGTCTCGAAGTCTAGGGTCTATCCGATCCCAGCGAACACAGTCTCAATGGCGTTAGTCTATACAAACTCCGAGACCGTGCTCGAGACTACGCTAACGTATCCGCGCAAGTTCAATCGCGAGTTAACACTAAGCATTGATTGCGTGGCGAGAGACTCGGATTATTTAGATGATCGACTGGATCGCTTATGCGAGGCAGTCGAAAACGCTATCGGCGCGGATAACACGCTCGGTGGTGTTGTAAAGGATTGCGTGTTAAGCGACACGCAAATCACGCTCGACTTCAGCGGCGATGCGCCAATAGGGTCGGCAAAGATGCAGTTCCGCGTTATGTACCGGACTGCGGAAACTAACGCAGGAACTATCATTTCTTAGGAGACAAATATGGCTACACATCACGGAACGGAAGGTCTTGTTAAGGTTGACAGCGCAACGGTCGCAGAGGTCACCGGCTTTACCTTTACGCTAACAGCGGAATATGCCGAGGATACAACCCTCGCTGATACCGATAAGACCTATAACACCATTGCGATCAAGAGCTGGTCGGGCAACTTATCGTGCTTCTGGGATGAGACCGACACGAACGGACAAGTCGCTCTTGTGCCGGGCTCAGACATCGCACTGAAGCTCTATCCCGAAGGCGCAACCTCTGGCGACACCTATTATTATGGTAACGCCTTGATCACTGATATTACTCGCACAGTTAGCCGTGGCGCGATCACGGAGATTACGTTTAACTTTATCGGAAACGGTGGACTGACTACTGGAACCGCTAGCTAATAGGTGATAAATGAACTGGAAAGATAAGGCGAAATCGCAATTCGCCGAACGTCGAACGGCTGACACTCTTGTTGCTATACCTGTCCCGTCATGGGAAACGCAGGTATATTTTTGGCCTGATATGACCTTGGCCGAACGACGCGAAATCTTCATGCTTGCAAAGCAAAAAGGTGATGAGACGGTGCTTGATCTCGAAGCGATGGCGGTTACATTGATCGTCAGAGCGCGAGATAAAGAAGGGAAGCGTCTGTTCAATAGAGCCGAGCGCATGGAGTTGATGAATGAGTATGATCCCGAAGTTATAGCGGAGATCGTCTCAGCAATGAACTCTCCAGTTCTGTCGATTGAGGACGCCGAGGGAAACTAAGAGAGGACGGGCATCTCCGAGCGATTTATGCTCTCGCGCTTCGGATGCACGTCCTACCAGACCAAATTCTAGAGATGACAGAGAGCGACTTCTACCATCTTCTTGCTGCCTGTAAATTAGAGCAAGAGGATCAGGAGCAGGCATGGCGAAAGCACAGGTAACGATCTCGGCTGTTGATAAAACACAAGCCGCCATTAATTCTGCCCTCCGTGGGATGAAGTCCGTTGAGCGCGCATCAAAACTTACAGCAAAATCAATAAATCTTGCGTTTGGATTTTTGACCGGCGGCGTTATTGTTAGTGCTTTTAGGAAGGTAACAGAAGCCGCAAAGAAAACAGAGGAAGGCCAGCGAGCTTTATTAGAAATGAATAAAGCCTTGCGCGATCCCGCGCTTGTAGCTGCCGCAGAAAATTTAACCAACATTCTTATTACGGGATTTACCGAGGCAGTTAAGAAGGCCGCGAAGTTTATAAAATTTATTAGAGCCGAAATGATTAGTCTCGGAATGATAGGGCCGGGAGAAACAGCGCAGGATGCGGCGGCTGTTATCCGTGGACAGATAAGAGAACAAGAGGCGGCACTTGCTTCGATTCAAAACCCACAAGCTGGTATGGCTACTTTTTTTTCTGAGCAATTACAAAAAGATTTCAAAACAGCAAAATCTTCTATTGAAACTCAAATATCATTACTACAAAAACAATTACAAATAGTCGAATCTCTCGCGGATGAAGAAGCGAAAAGAGATGCCGAACGTATTGATAGAATTTTAAGAGAAGAAAAGCTATTAAGCACATTAACGGGGGTAACTGTTTCTTCTACTAAAAAAGTAGCAACGTCAGGATTACAGGCTTTATATCAAAAATGGGACAGCATCACCGCAACGGCTATCAAAAAACAAGCAGATGCTTTTAGAGAGTTTCGCTCCATTATTGATGAGCAAGTTCGATCGACGGGAATGAGCATCGAAGAAGCAAACATTAGGCTAAGAGAAGCCCTTGATAGTATTTTATCAGAGGTAAAAATAACAAGTAAAAAAACTTATATTGAACAAGAAAAAACCGTTGATCAAATAACAATTTTTGCAGAAGAGGCCGCAAAGAATATGCAGTCTGCATTCGCAAACTTCTTATTTGATCCGTTCCAAGACGGCTTGCGTGGGATGCTTAAAGGATTTATCGATACGATTCGCCGAATGGTTGCTGAGTTTGCGGCAAGCCAAATCCTCAAATTTTTCTTTAGTCCTTTTACAGGCAGCAAGGGGTTCCTTGGTAGCTTTGCAAAATATGTAACGGGTGAACCGCGAGCAATGGGCGGCTCTGTCATGGGAGGGCGTCCGTACCTAGTCGGCGAGCGAGGCCCTGAGCTATTCGTGCCGGGCAGTAACGGGAGTGTTGTTCCGAATAACCGCATGGGTGGCTTTACGCTTGCGCCGGTTTACAATATCGACGCTCGAGGAGCTACCGCTGATCTGCAACAGGCGTTGCCCGGAATTCTCTCGGAAAACAACCGACGCATCTTTGATGAACTCGACAGACGCTATGGGATAGGCCGATGACAGACTATGTACTCCCGCCCGATTTAGTCGCCGCAGAAGTCGAGTGGTCGCTATTCGACAACACGGCGGTATTTTCATCACCGCTTTCGGGAGCGGTTCGTACCGTCTCTCGCCCCGGCACTCGCTGGGGGGCGCGATTAGTATTCCGCTCCGTTAGCGATCAGAACCGTCGCCGATTGATGGCGTTGATCGCGATTTTGCGAGGACGCGCTAATCGTTTATGGATTACCGATCCTGCATATACTTTAGCGGGTTCGTTCTCTTGCCCCGAGCTTCTTACGAATAACGCAGCGGTAGTAAATACAACAGGCTATAGCTCGAGCAATGCGGAGTTAGCCCTATCGGCTGATAGCCACCTCGGGCTTCGCTTAACTCGTACCGGCGTAACCGCTAATCGCTATGTTTATCAGGCGGCATCAACGACCGTTAGCAGTGCTCCTTATGCCGTTCGTATGTTGCTTGCTTCTGGTAATGGCCCTGTGCGTGCCTCTATCGAAGCGGGTACTACGCAAGGCGCAACCGATGTGCTTAATGGAGCAACTCGAAGCTCTGCGGGTATGTATGTTGACTCCTTTACCGCATCGGGCACAAGCACGCATATTTCGTTTCACGATTACACACTGACAAGATCGGCAGGAGATTTTCAATTCCTATCATGGGTTTCCGCTGCTCGATGCGCATTGGTTAACGGCTCATCACAAACGGGCAGCACTCTTATAATTGACGGACTGCCGACCTCGACAAACGGACTCGCTCGAGCTGGCGATTGGTTCGAGGTTAACGGTGAGTTAAAAAGATTAACCGCTGATCTGAACTCCGATTCCTCTGGCAACGGGGTTTTAATTTTCGAGCCAACGCTTCGCTCATCACCTGCGACAAATTCCCCTGTCATTTTTCGCTCTCCGATGGGACGGTTTCTTTTAGCAGAAGGCACTACGAGCTGGGGGACACGTCCGGGCATTATCTCTGACATCGAGATATCGATTATTGAGGACATCACATGAGTCGTATCCTTTCGGCGACAAATGCGACTGAAGCTGATAAGCCTGCGATCATCGCAGTCGTTATGGCTGACCTTGATTTTGTATCTGGAATGGTGCGAGTTCACGATGGCTCGGGGACACTAATAAGTGGCGGCAATACTTATCTCGGAGCAGGTCAATTCGCTGGCGTTGACATTATTGATGAAAATATCGATATAGTTGCTCGCGGATTAAAGCTCACGCTCTCAGGAGTTGATTCGTCTCTTGTATCTGTCACGATGACAGAGGTTTATCAAAATCGTGATGTCACTTTATATTTAGGCTTTGTTGATTCTTCTACCGGAGCACTCATCGACACTCCCGAAATAATTTGGGAAGGTCGAATGAATCAGATGATGATGAAGATCAATAATGGTACAGCGGTCATTGAGCTAACCTGCGAGCATCGTTTACGTCGAGAACCTAGAATTGCTAGATATACGGACGAAGATCAGCAAGTTGCTTTTCCCGGCGATCAATTCTTCAATCTAATGTACGCCATTCCGGGCTTTACCGGAAAATGGGGGGCACGCGATACTGGCTTTGGCGGCGGCGGCATGGGGCCTGCGCCATCTCCAGAGCCGTGGGAATCGAGGTTCAATCCTAAATGAGACGGCACGACTGGGCAGAGAGAATGTTCGCCGAGATCGACGCGCATGCGGATAAAGAATTTGAGTGGGGAAAAAATGATTGTTGTCTGTTTGTCGCGAGGGTTGTTGATGCCATGTGCGACACTGAGCACCAAGCTGCGCTCTCGAAGCATTATCACGACGAACAAACTGCGCTTGCGTATATTCAAGATTCTGGCGATATCGCACAGGCTGTTTCGACTTATATCGGTGAGCGCAAAAACGGCAGGCCTAGTCGCGGAGATGTTGTCTTATTCAAAGGGCATAATGGGGAAACGCTCGGAGTTTGCGTGAATCGATCCGTAGTTGCAATGGGCGCTATTGGTACTGTGCGCGTAGCGCGTGACACTATAATTTGTTATTGGAGCATTTAAGATGCCTCAAGCAATCGCGCAAGCAATTACAAAATTCATAGTTACGACTTTTACTCTCTCTGCGTCAAATGCGTATCTTGTTTATGGAGTTGTTACGGCAGCAGTCTATCTTGCAACGCCAGCTGCGCTAGCAAAAATATCCGAAGCGATTGTCGGGAAACCTCGCATAGATAAACGTCCCGCTGATATTGAATATACGGGAACCGTCGAGCCTCGGCGTCTAATTTACGGTGAGATCCTTGCATCGGGTATCAACGTCATCCCGCCACTTACTTCGGGCGATAGCAACAAATATCTGCATCAAGTTCTCGCGGTTGCCGGTCACGAGTGCAACCAGCTCGGCACGGTTTACTTTAATCGCGAGGCTCTCGGTACGATCTCCTCGATCACGGGAACCGAAGACGATGGCAAAGTTACAACAGGAACCTACGCAAATAAGGCATGGGTGCGGCGATACGTTGGCACCGAGACGCAGACCGTAGATTTTAAGCTCGCCGCCGCGAGACCATCGCAATGGACTACGGCTCACGCAGGAAAAGGCGTTGCCTATATCGCGTTGACCTACGAATACGACGAGGAGGTATATCGCACCGGCAAACCCGAGGTGACACTCCTCGTGCAAGGGCGCAAAGTATATGACCCTCGACTGGATTCGACACAAACGGGCGGCAGTGGGTCGCAGCGCGCCGATGATCCCTCGACATGGACGTATTCATCAAACCCTGCGCTCTGTCTTGCCAATTATTTAATCAGCGGCCGTCTCGGTCTCGGTGAAGATGAGTCTCGCATTGATTGGGATTTAGTGATGGAAGCCGCTGATATCTGCGACGAGACCGTAAACCTTCCTGCATCTGCGACACAGACTCGATACACTTGTAATGTCGCGCTGACCGTTACGGATCGCTTCGAGGATAATATCAAGACGCTCGCTCAAGCAATGGCAGGTGTCTGTTATTACTCGGGCGGCAAGTGGCGAATGTATGCTGGCGCGTGGTCAACCTCTGCCTTTACCTTGACCGATGATGATCTTGTCGATGGTGGCATCGACGTTGTGACCGCCTATCCGTACAATCAAAGATACAACTCGGTGCGAGGTCAGTTCGTCAATAAAGATCGGAACTGGCAGCCGATGGAATATCAGCCGGTGATAAATACGTCTTATGTCACCGCCGATGGTGAGCAGATCTGGCTAGAGACCGACTTCGCTGCCTGCACTAATGAATACGAAGCACAACGTCATGCGATTTTGCTCTCTCGCCGTAGTCGTAACGGACAGGTCGCAACGGTGCGTTGCGGGATGTCGGCTTTCAAGATCCGACCTTTCGAGACCGGCACGGTTACATTCTCCGAACTCGGATGGTCGAGTAAGACTGTGCGTTGCGAGGGGTGGAAGTTTGACCCCTCAGGGGCGGTGGAGTTAATCCTACGCGAGGAAGCCTCGACCGATTGGAGCGATCCGCTCACGACCGACTACCTTACCCCGACCAGCGTGACTACGCCGGTTCCAGAGTTCTATACGCCCGTCCCGCCGACGAATCTCACCGTCAACGCGCTACAGTCCGGCTTTGCTTTGAGCTGGACGGCTCCCGCTGTGTTGCCGGTTGGCGCGTTTTACGACGTTTACGAATACACCAGCGCGACCCCTTTTTCGTCAGCAACGAAAGTGTGGCGAGGTGTGGCGACCAATGTATTCATCCCGAAAGTTGACACCACGACTCGATACTATTGGGTCGTTGTCCGCACGCCTGACGGTCTCGAATCCGACCCCGAGCCGCCCGTCAATGGTGTCTCGGCTGGCGCGGCGTCCGTCCCGACTGCGCTTGCGGCATCGGCTGTCCCCACATCGCTCGCCAAATCCGCCTCGACCGCCTCAATCACGACCGATAGCTGCGCGGTCACGGCAACCGGCGGCACTGCGCCTTACACCTACGCGTGGACGCGCTTGAGCGGCTCGACTGACATCGCGGCAGATAGCGCCTCGGCAGCGACCACGACCTTTACGGGCACGAGCCTCGCGTCAGGATCGACCTATACCGCAACCTTCCGCTGCACTGTGACCGATAACGCAGCGGCTACAGCGACGGTCGATGTGCCGGTCACGATTACTCGTGGCGGCTTCGGCGCATCCGCCTCGCCGACATCGCTGTATGCCTCGACCTCGACATCGAGTGCCACGACAGGCAGCACAACAGTGACGCCCTCCGGCGGTGTGAGTCCGTACACCTACGCATGGACGTTGCTCTCGGGCGATACCTTGACCGTGACCAGCCCGACCGCTGCCAGCACCACGTTCTCTAAAACAGGGCTCGCCGAGGGCGATTATTTCTTTGCGACTTATCGATGCACTGTCACCGATAGTACGGCAGGAACTCCGCTCACTGCGACCGCTGATGTTTATGTAACTATTGAAAGACCCTCGACCGGAGGCCCGTTACCATGACCGAGATGCAAGTGCTATTTAATGTGATTGTTGGGGTTGCGGGTATGTTCGGCGGGTGGATTCTTAATAACATCAGCCGTAGCATCGAGCGTCTTGATAAAGATGTCCGCAGTATGCCGCTCATTTATGTGAGCCGCGCAGACTATCGAGCCGATATCGATGAGATTAAAACTATCCTTGGCCGCATCTGGGACAAGCTGGATGACAAGGCTGATAAGCCATGAGTACGGTGGAACTTATCATTAAGGCGTGGCCGATATTCTTAGGGCTTATCACGCTCATTATTATACTTGCGAAAATGGACGTAAGGCTGGCCGTGGTTGAAGAAAAGGTAAAGACCCTGTTTTCGCTCTGGAACAAAAAGGACGGCGACAAATAATGTGGCAGCAACTCCTACCGTTCGCGACTAAGATAATCGACAAGCTTATCCCTGACCCCGAAGCCAAGGCCAAAGCGCAGATGGACTTAGCTAGGATGGCGCAAGATGGCGAACTGGCGCGCATGGCAAATGAGACTGAGCTATATAAATCAGAGCAAGAGAACGTCAGCGAGCGATGGAAGGCTGACGCTGCTACAGATTCGTGGCTCGCGCAAAACATACGTCCGATCACGCTCGGCTATATCTTAACTGCTTATCTCGGACTCGCGCTCCTTGATGGTTTTGGAATTAAGGTTGCCGAGGCTTATGTAACGCTACTCGGTCAGTGGGGGATGCTCGTTATGAGCGCATACTTCGGTGGCCGCACTCTAGAAAAAATAGTGGATATGAAAAACAAATGATTGACTGGAATTTATACCCAAACTTTTCAAAAAAAGAATTTGACTGTACGCATTGCGGCGCAAATCAAATGACGCCTGCGTTTATGTCAAAACTTCAAGCTCTGCGTATGCAGTACGGAAAGCCGATGCGAATTACATCGGGATTCCGTTGCACGCAGCATCCTGTCGAAGCTCGGAAAATTAAAGCCGGAGCACACGCATCGGGCTGCGCTTGCGATATCGCAGTGAATGGACAAGAAGCTCACGAACTAATGAAGCTCGCTTTCAAGTTAGGTTTTACTGGCATCGGCGTCAATCAAAAAACGTCAGGACGCTTTATCCATTTAGATACACTCGAGGAAGCCCCAAGGCCTAACGTCTGGTCATATTGAGGTGCGAAATGCGTGAGGACGGCATACCCCGCTCGTTTAAGTTAGCCGGTCATACGATTAAAGTCGTCACCGTTCCGGTTAAGAAGTGGGAATACGGTGATCAAATATTAGCGATGTGGCTTCCCGGCGAATTGCGAATTGAGCTGCGCAGGGACTTAGAAGGCACGCATCGTCAGCAGGTATTTTTACACGAAGCGGTTCACGCTATTTTAGATTGCGCGAGCTATCACGATCTATCGGCCAACGAAGATTTTGTTGATCGAACGTCGATGATGCTGCACCAGATGTTAACGACGATGAAGTAACCATGACAGCAAGAAAAGCGACTGACGATGAAATCCTAGCGGCATTGGAACGCCACAATGGAAATCGCACGGAAGCAGCCGCGCAGCTAGGCTATAGTCTCCGAACCTTTATGGCGCGATTAGCTAGCATCAAAACTAAACGCGATATCGACAAACCAGAATATAGCTTCACTCCGCTCCCGCTCGATGATGTTCCTATCGAGGAATTAATTGCTCATCGTAAACGACAGTTCGCTAATAAACGCAGTCACGAAGAAGCGAGCAAGCTAATCCCAATCCGCATCAAATTAGCAGGGCCGATTGGCCTTTTGTTTTTTGGCGATCCACACGTTGATGACGATGGCACAGACATCGAAGCTCTCGAGCGACACACGAAGCTCGTCAAAGAGACAGAGGGGCTTTTTGCGGTTAACGTGGGCGACACGACAAATAATTGGGTAGGACGCCTCGCGAGGCTCTACGGAGAGCAAAGCACATCGGCATCGCAGGCATGGCGACTTGCCGAATGGTTCGTCGGGCGATGCGATTGGCTCTGGATGATCGGCGGCAATCACGATCTATGGAGCGGTTCCGGTGATCCGCTCCGTTGGATCGCTAAACAATCCGATGCGTTATATAAATCATCCGAGGCGCGCATTGCGCTACGATTCCCGAACGGACAAGAAGTGCGGATCAACTCGAGACACGATCACGCTGGCTCATCGATTTGGAACCCTGCGCACGGGCCAATGAAAGCCGCGATCATGGGAACTCGCGACCATATTTTCGTCGCCGGTCACAAGCACGAGTCGGCCTATAGTGTGCTTAAAGATCCGCAATCGGGTATCGCTATGCATGCGCTAAAGGTCTCGAGCTACAAGGTATATGACCGATTCGCGAAAGAGCGAGGCTTTCGAGACAATACGTTAAGCCCTTGCGCGGTTGCGGTTATTGATCCCGAGCTACCGACCGAGCATCCCGATCTTGTTAAAATCTTTTGGGAGCCAGAGGTCGCTGTTGCTTACTTGAAGGTGCTGCGTGAACGCTATAAATCCTAATCACTACCGAGACGATATCGAATGTATTGATGCGATGCGAGCGCAGATGACCGATGACGAATGGCGCGGATATTTACGAGGTCAGGTAATTAAATACTGCTGGCGCATGGGCCGTAAAGATGCCGCACAGCAAGACGCCAAAAAATTACTTTGGTATGCCACTTTTCTCGCCGGAGATGATCCCCGTGAGGATCGATGATCGAGATATCTTAGATGAGCTTGCAATGGGCGAGCCCGAGCTTTGTCAGAATTGTCGTTTCTTTTCTTTTCGCAGGACAACGCCTTACTGCTCGCATCCCGAGGTCGATAAACCTACTGCCACAGTCGTACAATGTGGGGCTAAGTTTTTCCTTCGCACGCGGCCTTGGTTTCTGCAAGAAGTCTAGCGATGACAGCCGCCTCGGCGATCAAACCATGCGCGGTCATCTTCGCGAGTATCTCCGAAACGTCAGGCTCACGCCGCTGACCATACGCCCACGGCGCGCGCTTGAGTTCCCGTTCCCACGACCCCGGCTCTGATTCATTGTCGATGATCATATTGATAACTCAAAGTATCAAAAAAAGCCGCAGCCCTAATAGCAATCCATAACCGAATCGGCGTTTCAAATTCTTGTATATCCCCAAGCAAAAAAAGCAAATCGTCAGTTTTTATATCATCATTGCCAGTCAAGAATTCTATTTCGAGTTTTTTTAAGATTGCTTGGCTGTTATAGGTTTGAGTGCAAATATAATCAAAAAACATTGAAGAACTGATTCTGTCTTTAAGATTATGACAATGCAAACATGCTTTTACGGTTTGCATTCCCTTATGACGCGCTGGAACCGGAAAGTGATCCATTTGAAATGGGCCAGTCGACCCGCAATAAAAACAATTGTTGTAATCAAATTTTATATCGAATTGTTCGGCAATATTTTTTTGCTTATTAGTAATCATAAAAAGCGGGTGGCAGTACGGTTCCCGCAACCGTTAGCTTGACGTCGACCGCCTCGACGGCGCGGCGGGAGAATGCCGCGTGATCACCAAAAGTCTCTGCCGCCCCGACTACATCTGACATTCGGGTTAGGCACTTGTCGCCATTCGTAATCGGCGAGCTCTCGCCAGCGTTTCAGCATTCGGCGCAACCAGTTCATGCGCGCACCTGATAACGTGCGTACGACTTCCCATTGCGGCTTTCCTTTACAGTCTGAATATCCATTCCGGCTTTCCGCAGCTCATCAATCCTAGCTGCCAATCTAAAGCATCCATAGGTCTGTAACGCGTCGAGCGGGGTAATGCTCTCGCCCGTCTCCAAGTGCTGTCTAATCTGCTCTGTCTGCGTCATATCAAGCCCTCCTTTTTTAATACCGCGATTGTCCTCACCATTCCCTCGAGGTGCGCTAATCGCACATAGTCTCGATCAAGATCTGTATGCGCTCGACGATCTATCGCGTCATGGCAACTCGAGCAAGCCCATGCGCCGAGTAAATCATCGGCCTTCATTCCCATCCCGCTCACTCCTGCTAGTCGAACGTGAGCAAGCACTGTCGTCTCTGGATCGTGATTACAGACGCTCGGTAACCTAACCATACACTCCCGTCCTCTCGCGGCCTTACGCAGCTTCATAGCTCGGCTCCGGTATCACGATGCCCATCAGTGCGCATCGCTGACTGATCTGCTCTAGGTAGTCCATAAATTCTGTTTTCGTCATTCGGCTCGAACGCTTCACTGGCTTCATCCGCTTACGCCCGAATCCTTCGATGACTTCCCAGCCGTGAATCTCGCCAAGGAAGTATTCGTGTAGATCGTCGGCTGTCCAACCTCTTAACGCTTCGCCGCCAGCCTC